GGCAGCAAATAATGGCCAAGTTCAGCATGAAACAAGACGGCAAAGAAGTCGGACCTGCTTCCGTTTACGCGGAACCTCACGACATGACCGGCAAAGCCGGGGTCGATTTGGGCAACAATGGCTTCGGCGCAAGCAAGCGGATTAAACCTGATGATTTGGCCATGAGTGTTGGCGAGTTTCGGTCTAAACCATATGCCGATGTCAAAGTTACCGGCATCAAAATCCGTGGTACTGGCGCGGCGACTAAAGGCACGATGGCTCGGGGGCCGATGGCGTGAATTACACGCAACTTGTAACTGCGGTCTCTGACTATACGGAGAACACGTTCCCGACCGCGGATATGAATACGTTCATTGAGCAGGCGGAACAACGCATTTACAACACGATTCAGTTCCCGTCGCTACGCAAGAACGTGACTGGCCAGACTAGCCCTGCTAACAAGTATCTGTTTTGCCCATCAGATTTTCTGTCTTCGTACTCATTGGCCGCAATAGATGCGTCTGGCAACTACTCTTACCTGCTGAACAAAGACGTTAACTTCATCCGCGAAGCGTATCCAAACCCGACAGATACGGCGCTACCAAAGTACTACGCGCTGTTTGGTCCGCAATCAAGTAATGCAGATGAACTGACGTTCATCCTTGGGCCAACTCCAGACGCTGTGTACACGATGGAGTTGCATTACTTCTTTTATCCACCGTCGATTATTACTGCGGGAACTAGCTGGCTGGGCGATAATTTTGACACGGTGCTGTTGTACGGAACGCTTGTTGAAGCCTACACATATATGAAAGGCGAAACCGACATGATGGCGCTGTACGACGGCAAGTACAAAGAAGCGTTGGGTCTGGCTAAACGTCTGGGCGACGGCCTCGAAAGAGGTGATGCCTATCGTGATGGTCAGGTTAAGATTAAGGTGACCTAATTGGCTTTTGCTGGAAATTGGGCAACCAACACGTTCAAAACTGGATTGCCAAGTGGTACGTTCAACTTTAACACGGGCACGACGCAGGTCTTCAAGATTGCGCTGTACACCAACGCGGCTACGTTAGATGCAACCACTACGGGATACACCACTACCGGAGAAGTTGTTGCTTCGGGATATACCGCTGGCGGTCAGACACTTGTTATCAGCCAAGTACCTACTATTGGTAATACAGGCACGACTGCGTACTGGTCATTTGATAACGCCGTCTGGACTACTGCGGTTACTGCGCGGGGGGCGTTGATTTATCTGGCTGATGGGCTAACTAATCCAGCGGTTTGTGTTTTGGACTTTGGTGCAGATAAGACATCGACGACCACGTTCACTGTACAGTTCCCGGCAGTAACTAACACATCAGCAATCATCAGGATCGTGTAATGCTAGTCAACACAATTCACGGTAAAATGGACGACGCGCTTCTAGTTAAAAAAGAAGGCTCAATAGACAATGATAACGAATTCACGACATGGGTTGAGTACTGGCTTGATGACGAGTTGGTTCATCGTTCTGCCCATGTCGTACTAAAAAAATCGCTGTTTACACAGCTTGAGGCGGCAGAAATAGGATAAGACATGGCAAATACACAATCCCTCTGCACATCGTTCCTCGGGGAATTGATGACTGCGACCCATAATTTTGGGTCATCGCCTATTCGTGCGTCTTCTGCCGCTGATACTTTTAAAGCCGCGCTGTATATCACTACAGCGACGGTGAATGCTAATACCGCTGCGTATAGCGCAACGAACGAAGTCAACGGCACTAACTATACGGCTGGCGGCGTAACGGTCACAAACGGCAACATTCCGAATGCCACAAACAGTTCCGCTACAGCCGGTGTAGCGTACTGGACCCCATCAGCGTCTATCGTGTATTCAAACGTAACATTAAGTACGTCTTTTGATAGCGTGCTGATTTACAATTCGACGCAGAGCAATAAAGCTGTGGCGGTATACACATTTACTGCACAAGTTGTCGCCGCAGGTGATTTCTCATTGACGATGCCCACTAACAGCACGACTACCGCCCTTGTTCGTCTCTCAACCACTTGAGGTGATTTGTGTCCGGCTGGAGCGAAGGTACTTGGGGCAGTAATGGATGGGGCGGAACGCTTGCGCAAACCGTGTCCGGTTCTGTTGCTTCTGGCAATACCGGCACGCTAAGAACAGGCAGAGCTAAGAGCATTACGGGCGCATCTGCGGCTGGCAGAACGGGTAACTTAGGCGTTAAAATATCTGTTGCGCTAACGGGAAATAATGCGGCGGGGGCGAGTGGTACGGCAGGCTACGCATATTGGACAAAGATTGTTACTAGCCAGACCCCGAACTGGACCCCCATAATTTCGATCTAAGGATAGACATGGCAACTTCATACACTACGCTTCTGGGGCTTGCGCTCCCTGCTACAGGGGAGTTGTCGGGTACTTGGGGCGATACAGTCAACAACTACATCTCTAACTATATTGATGCGGCGGTTGCGGGCACGCAAACAATTACTGCTGATACTACGCTTACCAAGACTACAGGTTCAAGCCTAGGGTCTACGTCATCTCAGTACATGGTGCTGCTGTGCAGCCCGGCATCAGCCAATATTACGATTACTGCCCCGGCAGCAAGTAAGACCTACGTTGTTATTAATACGTCAGCGACGTACACGGTCACTATCCGAGGTGCTGGTCCAACGACTGGGGTAACGATTGCTACAAGTGACAAAGCGCTTGTGGCTTGGAACGGTTCGGACTTTGTTCGGGTAGGCGCTTCGGCTGGTGGGTCTAACACACAAGTTCAGTACAACAGTTCTGGCAATTTGGCGGGGTCTGCAAACCTGACCTTCAACGGCACGACGCTGACTGCCAATACGTTTACTGCAACCAACCCAATCGGTGTGGCATCTGGCGGTACTGGAGCGGCTACGCTAACTGCAAATAACGTGTTGCTTGGAAATGGTACAGCCGCAGTTCAAGCTGTAGCTCCCGGCGCTAATGGTAACGTACTAACGTCTAACGGTACTACTTGGGTGTCTTCAACGGCAGCATCGTCTGGCGTATCCCAAGCCAAGGCCACAATGATTTCTCTAGTCTTCGGCGCAATTTAAGGAACCGTCATGGCAAATCCAAACTTACTTGCCGCGACGACGGCAACCGGCACCACCACTTACTACACACCGTCTGGAACGTCGGCGGTTGTGTTGCTTCCCAACGCAGCATCATCTGGGCAGGTCTTCAAGATTAACCAGATTGTTGCTACCAACGTCAACGGCTCATCTGCTGTAAACGCCACGGTAAGTATTTATACCAACGGCGCGGTCGCTCAAGGCTCTGCACCTTCAAGCGGTACGGCGTACCCAATCGCTTCAACCATTTCGGTCCCGGCAAACGCTGCGCTGATTGTAGTGGACAAAACTACTCAGGTGTATCTGCAAGAAGGCACATCAATCACCGTGACTTCCGGCACCGCAAGCGGAATTACTTATAGTATTAGTTATGAAGTGATTTCATAAAATGTCTATGCGCTACAAAGGCGGGGTCATATCGGCCACTGCGCCTGCAACCACTACATCGTATGGAGTTTGGACGCTTACCCAGCAGATGCAAGCAACTGGAGGCGGGGTATGGCCGACAAGTCCAAATGCGCCAACTAGTGTTAACGCTGTGCCGGGAAATTTATCTGCCACGGTAACTTTTGTTGCGCCTTCATATACTGGCTACCCTGCGGGTATTACTGGGTATAAAGCCACATCAACACCCGGTAGTTTTACAACGACCGGAGCATCTTCGCCATTAACTGTAACTGGGCTGACAAATGGAACAAGCTACACCATTGCAGTTCAGGCACTAAACGCTGCGGGTTATGGTACGGCAGGAACAAGCGGAAGTGTGACGCCTGTTAGCCCATATTTTATGGGTGTAATTAAACTTGCGTCTGATAATCTGTATTCAGCTCAAGTTTTTGCTCAACCAGTTGCAACAAACACATCTAATATGTATTTTGTTGGGGGGGATACATCTATTGGGGGCGCTTTATTTAACATTACCACCGCAGGTTCGTTGGGTATAAGCACGTTGCAAACAGTGACCGGAGTCACTGTATATTTTGATTCTGTTACCGTTGCGTCTTCGGGAAATATATATGCGGGGGGTTATTATAATAATGGCAGCGCTGGCAGTTCTTGGGTTATAAAATTTAATAGTAGCGGTTCAATTATTTGGTCTATTAATACACCGTCTTTAACTTATGACGTAACCGGCATAACAACGGATTCTTCAGAAAATATATACATTGCTGGTAGCAATACACCCTATTCAACATACGGTTACACCAACTCTCGCTATGTGCTTGCCAAATTTAATTCATCTGGTGCAATTCAATGGCAAAAACAATTTGGTTCGGGCGTTGACGGATACTTATCGGGAAATTTGGTTCAATATGGCAGTTTAATTTATGGTGTTTGCAGTCATCAAGACAGTTCGTATCAAAGGTTTGGTACGCTTGTGATGCTTAATTCAAACGATGGCTCCATAAATTCTCAAATTCAATTTCCCGCAAACACTGTGTTTAACTGTATAGTGGTTAGCCCTTCAACCGGCAATTTATATATTTCTGGTCAAAGCAGTACCGGCAACGGTTTGATTATAAAAACAGATTCATCTGGCGCATTACAGTGGGGTCAACAATTATCGGGGGGATATGCAACTACTGCTGTGGCAATTGATAGTAGCGAAAATGCGTATGTACTTAAGAGAGACAACATTAATAGTTACACAATGTTGCTTGTAAAATACAATTCTTCTGGAACCATTCAATGGCAAAGGAATATTAGTATGCCGTCTACATATCAAATTTCTGGTCCAAGTCCTGCAATTTCCGCAAATGTGACTGATGGTGTTTGTGTAAATTTTGGAGTTTACAATTCAAGCGCAACTCCATCTTACTTTTTGTTTGCAGCTTTGTTTCCAACTGACGGGTCTGGCTCTGGTTCGTATACATTTAATGGAGGCACGTTTACATACGGTGCTAGTTCCGCATCAAACACAGCAAATTCAAACACGTTTTCTTCCGCTTCTAATTCACTGACAGACACTTCCCGTACAGTTCAAAGTAATTCACCCAGTACTGCGGCATCCGGTGCCAGTCTTGCTAAGGCAGCTTTATGAACTACATTAAATTAGCCACAATGGAGTATCCCCGCCATCAAGGGGATATACGCTTGGAACACCCAGACATTGGGGATGTTTTTGTTTGCCCAGAGACATATGTGCATGTGCAAGACACGCCAGAGCCTGAAATTTCAAAGTTTCAAAGAATTGAAGAGCAGTTTCCTACGCAAAACAACGGGATTTGGGAGCGCCAATGGGCAGTGCGTGACGCTACCCCAGAAGAGATTGAACAGGCAAACAAGCCGTTTGACCCACTCAAACCGTTTGGCCGGATAACCAATGTCTAAACGCTACCCCGGTGGGTTTGTCACTAAATCCCCAGTTGCCCCAACGACCTCCGCTGCCTCTGGCGTGTGGACGCTAGAACAGGCAACCCAGTACATCAAGGCTGGGACTTGGCCTAGTCAACCGGGTCCGTTTTGGATTGGTCTGTTAAGAAGTTCTACTAGTGATTTGGGCAACGCCGTAGCCGTAGATTCTTCAGGCAATGTTTATGTTTGCGGATTTTCAAGCGTAACTGGAACAACAGATATTATATTAGTTAAATACAATTCTTCTGGAATTATTCAATGGCAGAAAAGTTTAGGCGGCGGTAACACCAACCAAGGAAATTCTGTAACTGTAGATTCTTCCGGTAATATTTACGTTTGCGGTGTGTCAAATACAGCTACTGGCACCTACCAATTTCAAATAGCCAAGTATGATACTTCTGGCACTATCCAGTGGCAACGGCGTTTAGGTGACGGTTCAGTTAAATATGGTTGGTCCGTAGCCGTAGACTCTTCCGGTAATGTTTATGTTGGTGGCTATGGAGACGCAACCGGAACTGAGGCTATGTTCATAGCAAAGTACAACACGTCTGGCGCTATTCAATGGCAAAGAATTATAGCCGACTCTACTTATAGTGATATTGGTTGGGCAGTTGCAACGGACTCTTCCGGTAATGTTTATTTTTGTGGGTTTTCAGATGCCGCTACCGGCGTTCCCGGCGTTTATAATCTTGTAATAGCAAAGTACAATACTTCTGGAACAATTCAATGGCAACGTAGTTTAGGTAGCATCGACGGACAAAATGGACGTTCAGTTGCAGTAGATTCTTCTGGGAATGTTTATGTTTGTGGTGCTTCCGGCAATAACATTCTAATAGCAAAATACAATACTTCTGGCACTATCCAGTGGCAACGAATTATAGGGAGCGGCTCAGGTGCTTATGGCAATTCCGTAGCCGTAGACTCTTCCGGTAATGTTTATGGTCTTGGGACAAACGGCGCTAATCTTCAAATAGCAAAGTACAACACTTCTGGAACAATTCAATGGCAAAGAAGTTTAAGCAGTTCTGGTTTTAATGTAGGGTATTCTATTGCTTCGGATGTTTCTGGCAATATTTATGTTTGTGGGTATTCAACCGTAAGCGGCAATAATGACTTTTTGTTTGCAAAACTTCCCGCAGATGGGTCACTAACAAATACTTATTCGGTCGGTGGGTATTCTTTTACTTACGCAGCTTCTTCCCTTACCGCTGCGACTTCTACCCTTACCGATGCAGTGTCTTCTTTAACTAGTGCTGTTTCCTCGCTTACCGCCGCAACTTCCACTCTTACCAGCGCAACATCTACCCTAACATCTTCCGTCACTACCCTGTAGGAACAATCATGGCTGAGAAATGGATTCAAAAGGCGCTCAACCCCAAGACGAAGGGTTCGCTTCGTGCTGAACTTGGGGCCAAACCCGGAAAGCCAATCCCAGAAAAGAAATTAGCCAAGGCAGCGAAGGCTCCGGGCAAACTAGGTCAGCGTGCGCGGCTAGCGGAAACGCTTAAAGGTTTGAAAAAGTGACCGAGAAACTGGAAGCTAAGAGCCAACTGATTGAGAAAACGGCATTTGCGGTTCTCCCAATTCTTTTTACTTGTGTCGTCTATCTGATGTCGTCGCTGGATAAACTCAGCCATGATGTGACGGTACTCAACGCCAAGATTAGCCTTGTAGTCACATCAGACAACAAACAAGCTGCAAACTCTGGGGCTGAACTGGCGCGAGAAAAGCTGCGGCAAGACATGGAAAAAGAAATCCAGCACAACCGCGACATGATTCACGAGAATCAGAAACACATCAGCATAATCGAAGACCGCATGGCGAGGAAGTAACTTCCCTGTCTTACAGGCAATATAAACTAGCGACGGGCACCCGCCCATCAACCCCGGAGATTCCCATGAAAGACTTGATCATTGATGCGATTGACGGCTCGGAGCCGATTGATGCGCTGAACGCTCTCTTCTCTGTTGCTTTTTCTGTTGCTGTTGAAAGCGGTATCAACGAATTCACGCTGAGCAGCCTCTTCTCTTCACACATCGAAGCCCAGTTTGAAGTTGCTGCCAACGCAGTTGCTGAAGAAGACGACGCTGAAGAAGCTGAAGAAGCTGAAGAAGACGACGAACAGACTGACAACTAAGGTCAGGCCCCGGTGCGACCCGCCGGGGTATTCAAATGCCTTCTTGCGCTGTATGTGCTGGCGAGTTTGCCAGAGAAGACCTGATCATTCACGGTCGCAAGGACTACTTTCTTTGTAGCGGATGCAAAGCCGATGTAAATCGGCTTTCTCGTTTTGGGCTGTCCCCAACAGATTTTGAACTACTCTTGAAACTTCAGGGGTATAATTGTGCTGTTTGTCAACAGTCTCTCAAGCTCAAGCAGTACAAGTTTGCAGTAGATCACTGCCACGATTCGGATGACGTTCGGGGAGTTCTGTGCAAACGCTGTAACACGGCGCTAGGTATCTTTGATGATGACCCCGATTTGATCCTACGCGCGGCTGAGTATCTGAATAACCCGCCAGCTTTAGGTGTTGTCAAGCGACACGATGGTCGCAAAAAAGTGACGTTCCTTCGAGATGAGTACATAAGGATGCACGGCGATGGAGATAGTTGAACTCTTCTTGAAAGCGTGGCCGGTGCTTCTGGGTATCGTTACGCTTATCGTTGTGCTCTCTAAACTGGATCTGCGGGTAGCAGTCCTTGAGGAAAAAGTCAAGTCCGCGTTTGAGATCATCAATAAGATGAGGGATAAAAATGGCTAACTTTGAACAAGCCTTTGAGAAGATGATTTCTGACGAGGGTGGTTATGTTCTACACAATGTTCCCGGTGATACGGGTGGGATGACTTATGCTGGAATTGCGCGAAACAAAAACCCCAACTGGCCCGGATGGAACCTCATCGATCACGAAGCCACCAGCAACCCGCTACTTAGTGGGATGGTGCGTAACTTTTATAAGGTTGAGTTTTGGGATCGTGTACGAGGGGATGAGATTGCGAACCAAACTGTTGCCGAGAACATCTTTAATTTCTCAGTAAATACTGGGATGGGTGTTGCGGTTAAGTTGGCACAGTTAATTGTGGGCGCTACGCCAGACGGCGCAGTGGGGGACAAGACCCTACAAAAGTTCAACAATGTTGAACCTGAATCATTTAAGAAAGCGTACGCACTTGCCAAGATCACCCGCTACGCCGACATCTGCAACAAAAACCGCACCCAATCTAAATTCCTTCTGGGCTGGATAAATCGTACTTTGAAAGGGCTGAAGTAATGGACTTGATGGGTATTGGGTCAATCATTGAAGGCGTTGGCAAAGTTGCGGATTCGCTCATTACGACGGACAAAGAGCGCCTCGAAATGGCGTTGGAAGACCGCAAGCTCGATCTTGAACAGGCGCGGATTGACCAAGCTACAGACCTTGCCCAAGTTGATGTCAATAAGATTGAAGCGGCGTCTTCTAGCATATTTGTCAGTGGCTGGCGTCCTGCTGTGGGTTGGGTTGGGGTGCTTGGTCTGGCTTATCAATTTCTTGGCTACCCCTTGATGCAGTGGCTATGGGCTTTTGGTCAAGGTTATGACATAATTCCCAAAGGGCTGGCCCCGCCACCGGACCTTGATGTCGAGCAACTAATGACGCTACTTGCAGGGCTGCTTGGTTTTGGCGGGATGCGCTCATTCGAGAAGCACAAAGGGGTTGCAAGCAAGTAATGCCACTCAAAAAACTCTTATTTAAACCGGGGGTTAACCGCGAGAACACGCGGTATACCAACGAAGGGGGTTACTACGAGTCGGAAAAAATCCGCTTTCGGCAAGGCACGCCTGAAAAAATTGGCGGTTGGCTGCAGATTTCTAGCAGCACGTTTTTAGGAATTTGCCGATCACTTTGGTCATGGGTAACGCTCACCGCGCAAAACCTACTGGGCGTGGGGACAAACCTTAAATTCTACATTTCTAACGGGGGTGCGTATTACGATGTCACCCCAATCCGTAAGACCAGCACGCTGACTAACCCGTTCGCCACATCAACAGCCAGCAATTCTGGTGGCAACACGACGGTAACAATCACCGACACTAGTCATGGCGCTACGAACGGCAGTTACATAACAATCTATTATTCTGGTTCTGCTCCCACGGTAGGTGGAGTAACCGTCCCAGTCGGAGAATATGTAGTCACGTATCTGACTACTAATACATACAGCATCACGCTTGCTGGCACAGCATCCTCTAGCACAACGGGCGGCGGAACAGTATACATCTCATACCAAACTAACGTCGGACCCGAGTTTGCAATACCGCTTGTAGGCTGGGGGGCTGGAGCTTGGAGCGCCGGATCATGGGGTAATGGCGGAACGACTACGATTCCATTGCAGCTTTGGAATCAGATGAACTACGGGCAGAACTTGTTATACGGCCCTCGCGGGTCACCGCTCTATTACTGGGACGCTAACACCGGCTATCAAAGCACTACGTGCACAATTACAATTGCCAGCCCTGCCGTGTTGACGCTTATATATTCTTTAGCCAACGGCACGGCTATTACGCTGACTACTACCGGATACTTGCCCACAGGGTTGGTGCCGGGTACGGTCTATTACGTAATTAACTCAAGTGGGTTTACTTGTAACTTGTCTGCTACTTATGGTGGGGCGGCAATTAATACTTCCGGTACACAGACCGGCACACATAGCGTTTCTGCACGCGGGTATCCGCTATCGAGCATTGGCGGATCTGATGGCTACGCGCCGCTGTACCAAAATACATTCACTGTGTCAGACGCCAGCCGGTTTATCTTGGTGTTTGGCACCAATGATATTGACAGCACTACATTGGACCCAATGTTGATTCGTTGGTCAGATCAGGATTCTTTGACTACTTGGTATCCGGCCATTACTAATCAGGCGGGTAGTGTGCGGTTGTCGCACGGCTCCAAGATCGTCACGACTATACAGAATCGCCAAGAAATAGTTGTACTTACCGACAGTTCCGTATATTCCTTGCAGTATCTGGGGCCACCTTACGTCTGGAGTTCTCAACTTCTTGGAGACAACATCTCGATTGCTGGGCCGAACGCCACTGCGTTGGCTGCGGGGGTTGCGTACTGGATGGGCGTAGATAAGTTCTACAAGTATGACGGTCGGGTGCAGACGCTCAGTTGTGATCTGCGCCAGTATGTATTTGAGAACATCAACAAAAGCCAGTTTGACCAAGTTTTCTCCAGCACCAACGAAGGCTTCAATGAAGTCTGGTGGTTCTATTGTTCCGGTAATAGCACAGTTGTAGATAAGTACGTCATCTACAATTATCTGGAAAACGTCTGGTACTACGGCACGATGGGACGCACGGCTTGGATTGATAGCGGATTGAACGACTACCCAATCGCAGCTACTTACTCAAACAATCTTGTGTGGCATGAGAACGGCGTAAACGACTGTACCGATTCCGTTACAGGTCAACCCATTTCGTCCTACATTCTTTCGTCCGAATTTGATATTGACGACGGGCACAACTTTGGGTTTGTGTGGCGGATGCTGCCGGATCTTAAATTTGACGGGTCTACAGCGGCAAGCCCGCAAGTAACCATGACGCTGTACCCTATGCAGAACTCGGGTTCCGGGTACAATAGTCCTCTATCAGTGGGAGGCAACGCTTACGCCACATCTACCCGCACTGCTACATACCCAATCGAAGCGTATACTGGACAGATCTACACCCGCGTGCGTGGGCGCCAGATGGCGTTTAAGATTGAAGGAAACCAGCTTGGGCTTCAGTGGCAGCTTGGCGCTCCCCGAATCGATATTCGCAATGATGGTAGGCGCTGATGAGCTACGTTATTACATCAGATTACGAGCTTAATAGAATTGTTGCCCCGCGCTTGCCGGATGCGTCGAAAGAATACGACCCGCGTTATATTGACCAACTCAACAACGTCCTGCGGTTGTACTTCAACCAGATTGATAATTTACTCGGGCAGCTAATGGCAACATCATCCCCAGTTCCTATCAGTACAGAATCTTCGCAATCTGCGGATTGGGCACTGCAAGTCGCCCGAGGAAAAGTTACTGGTGCAAGCCAAGTAAATATTTTTGCGTTTTCTGATTCTGTTAAGACAACCCTTTATACATTGTGGGAATTAACGGGGACCACTCAATATGCTTTCCCGGCATCTGCTGTAACAATGACACTTGCCAGCACTTCAGCGTCCGACAACACTAGAGCAACAATACTTATTAGCGGACTTAATTCAAGTTGGGATGCCATAACAGAAACAGTAACGCTAAACGGCGTAACAGGCGTAACTACAACCAATCAGTTTCTCCGCATTAACAACATGATTATGACTAGTACAGGGACTGGTCAAACTACTAACGTAGGAACAATTACAGCCAAGAATGGTGGGGTTACTTACTCGCAAATTTCAACAGGGGTGGGAAGGTCGCAAGCTGCCGTGTACTCTGTACCAAATGGATACACAATGTACTTGATATCCATTAATGCGTTTAACGGAGATGCCGCGCCCGGAAACGCAATTAACTACCAAGTTAAAAGCACAAACAACGCTCAAACAAACCCAGTTACTCTAACAGTATTGCAAACAGCTTGGGACCAAAGATATCAAGTTCCTAGAGTAAACCCGTTTCCATACACACAAAAAACAGACATCCAATGGCAATTTTCAACCGCATCAGGAACACACTCTGTTGGTTTAATTTTGCAAGGCATTTTAATTAGTAACACAGCGACGTAATCATGAGCCTACATAATCTTGCCCATCACATGGCTGGCTATGGTCGCAACGGCGACTCGATGCTTATGCACGTAACGCCAGATGAAGTTCACGGACTCCAACGCTTGGCCATGGCGCAGGGTGGCTCGCTAACTATTAACCCACACACAGGTCTGCCAGAAGCCAACATCTTCAGTCAGGCGTGGAAGGCGATTAAACCGATTGCTGCGCCGCTGGCCGGGTTTGCACTTGATACATTTGTGCCGGGGCTTGGGACGGCGCTGGGCGGTATATCTAATGCGGCTGCGGCGGGGTTGATTACGGGCGGGATTGGCGCTTTAGCTACGGGGAGCTTACAGAAAGGGCTTATGGCTGGGTTGGGTGCGTACGGTGGGGCAAGTCTTAGCAGCGGCCTGTCTAATATTGGTGCAGATGCCGCTTCACAGGCAGCTACAAAATCCGCGTACGACGCTGCGTTAGCAACGGAAGGTTCGGCAAGCCCACAAATGGCGGCGGAATATGCCGCGCAACAAGGGCAAGCCGCAGCAGCCAACATGACACCGTATGAAAAGTTAAGTAGCGGCTTCTCATCTGCGGTCAACAACCCAATGTCGGCAATCAACACGCTTGGTGGCGGCAGCACACTGAAAGGCGCGGGTATGCTAGCAGCTACGGCACTCCCAATCATGGCGGGTATCCAAGCGAATCAGACGACCAAAATGCCAACGCTAGGCAGCGTTACCCCTCAAGCCATGATCCGCCCGATCATTCTCAACCGCAAACAAAACCCAACGCCATACACTGGGCAAGGGGAAGCGCGCTACTTCAACGATACATACGATGTGCCCGAGCCATACAAAGCTGCGACAGGCGGTGTTGTTGCTTTCAACCAAGGCGGTTTGGGGACGCTGGGTGGTTACTCGGATGGCGGGCGCTTGCTTCGCGGCCCCGGTGATGGTGTATCTGACAACATCCCGGCAATGATTGGGGATCGCCAACCTGCGCGGCTAGCTGATGGTGAGTTTGTTGTACCGGCACGCATCGTGTCTGAGATTGGCAATGGATCGACCGAGGCTGGTGCGCGTAAACTATACGCAATGATGGACCGCGTGCAGCGCGCAAGAAGCAAAACAACCGGCAAACACCGCGTAGCTACCGACACAAATGCAGAAAGCCTGCTGCCCGCATAAGGAATAGTCATGGCAGATCCACAACAGATTATCCAGTCACAAACGTCAATCCCTGACTATGCGCGTGCGCAGGTTGAGCGCATGCTTGGCGCTACTGAAGGGGCAATTTACGACTATAAGCGGGACTCTAACGGGCAGTTACTCCTTGACTCTAATGGTCAACCGCAAGTATCCGGGCTTAAACCTTATCAGACATACCAAGGCCAGCGGATTGCTGGGCCAGACGTTCTTAGTCAGCAGGCATACAACACACTTGGAGGCATGGGCCTTGGCGCTCAGGCAGGTAACTCGCTTCAGAACATGTACAACTTGGCTGCGCAGGCAGGCCAGTCGCAATACAACCCAACCGCTTATGGCAATCAGTATGCAGCGCCGGGAGCTTATCAGCCGGGGCAGTTTAGCTACCAAGGGGTAAGTCCGCAGAACGCTCAGTATTTCCAGATGCAAGGCCCGCAAAATGTGCGCGGGGCTATGGCGAATGCTGCGTATTTGGGAAATGCTCCAACAGCTACGTCTCAAGCAATGCAGGCTGCGCAGATGGGGGCTTCTCCAACAGCTACGTCTCAAGCGATGCAGGCTGCGCAGATGGGCATGGCGCCTACTGTTAGCGGCCAGACTGGGGTTTCTTCGCTTCTTAATGCTTCTCCTGAAATGCGTGCTGCACAAGCCGCACGCACTGGTCTAAGTAACGCACCAACTTCAGCCGCGCAAACAGGGGTGGCGTCTCTTCTTGCGGCTTCGCCAGAAATGCAGGCTGCGCAGGCTGCACAAACACAGCTAGGTAGTGCAGCGACAATGAACGCCGCGCAGCTTGGGGCTTCGCCAGAGATGGCGGCTGCACAAGCGCAAAGAACGCAGCTTGCTCAAGCGGCTCAAATGCAGGCAGCGCAGGCAGGCTACAGTCAGCTTGGCGAAGTTCCTCTTTATCAAGGCCAACAGCTTAATTACACACCGCAAAATATCGGGTTTGAGCGTGCCTTTGCTGAACGAGTACAAGCATTGCCACTTGAGCGTTTGCAGATGCAGGCGGCGGCAAATGTAGGCACCGGTTCATTCACGCAGCCCGGAGCAGCTAACGCATTCATGTCCCCCTACATGCAAAGTGTGGTGGACATTCAGCAACGTGAAGCACAACGCCAAGCAGATATTGCCTCGACTAAACGCGGCGCTGGGTTTGCGCAAGCTGGGGCTTTTGGGGGCACACGCCAAGCTATTGAGAATGCTGAAGCTGCACGCAATCTGGCTACTCAGAAAGGCGACATCCAAGCCCAAGGTTTGCAGTCAGCATTCCAGTCAGCACAAGGGCAGTTTAATACCGAGCAACAAGCAGCACTTCAAGCGGCTCTGGCTAATCAACAGGTTCAGCAACAAACCGGCGTTCAGAATCTAAGCGCGTTGCTTCAGACTCAGGGCCTTGGCGCACAGACCGGGCTGACTGCGCAGCAATTAAATCAACAAGCCGGACTGCAAGCTTTACTCGCCAATCAATCTGCGGGTATTGATACAAGCAAATTTAATCAGACCCAGCAGTACAACACAGCACTGCAAAACGCACAACTACTGCAACAGCAACAACTTGCTAATCAATCGCTACAGGGGCAATACGGTCTCACGCAAGCGCAGCTTAATCAACAAGTAAATCTGCAAAACGCTGCGCAGCAGCAAGCTGCTAACGCCGCCAATCAAGGCGCACTAAACCAATTTAGTCTGACGCAAGGGCAGATGGATCAGGCCATGGCGCTTCAGAATGCTCAGCTTGCGCAGCAAGCTGCCGCTAACAATCAACAATACGGCGCGCAGTACGGTCTTCAGCAAGGTTCAATGAGCCAAGCAGCCAACGCTGCTAACCAAGCCGCATTAAACCAGTATGGCTTGCAGCAAGGTTCAATGAACCAAGCGACGGCACTTCAAAATGCTCAGCTTGCACAACAGGCCGCAGCTAACAACCAGCAATACGGCGCACAGTACGGGCTACAACAAGGCCAGATGAACCAGCAAATGGGGTTGGCCAGCCTTACCAATCAACAACAAACAGCGCTCGCTAATCAGGCGCTTGCGGGTCAATACGGTTTGCAGCAAGGCACAATGGATCAGGCGCTTGCTTTGCAGAATGCCCAGCTTGCGCAGCAGGCTGCGGCGAATAACCAGCAGTATGGCGCTCAGTACGGTTTGCAGCAAGGCTCGATGAACCAGCAAATGTCCATGGCGAATCTTGCTAATCAGCAGCAGGCGGCTTTGGCCAATCAGCAGTACGGTGCGCAGTACGGTTTGCAGCAGGGGCAAATGAATCAAGCAGCTAATGCTGCTAATCAACAGGCTGCAAATCAATTTGCGCTTTCTAATCAAGCGCTTGCCGGTCAGTATGGTTTGCAGCAAGGTCAGTTTGGGCAAGCAGCTAACGTCGCTAATCAACAGGCCGCAAATCAATTTGCGCTTTCTAATCAAGCGCTTGCCGGTCAGTACGGTTTAACTCAGGGACAGTTCAACCAAGCGGCAAATCTGCAAAACGCGCAGCTTCGCCAGCAAGCAAACCTAGCAAATCAACAAGCCGGACTTACTGTTGGCCAGCAGAATCTTGCAGCTAATCTGGGCGTACAGCAGATGTACAACCAGCAGGCATTGCAGGCGCAGTTGGCTAATCAGCAGGCAGGTCTTACTACACAGCAGCAGCAAGAACAGGCCAATCAGTACGGCTACGGTCAGAGCATGGCAGCGGCAGCAAATAGGGCGCAATACGGTCAAGCTGCTAATCAGTTGCAAGAGCAGGCCAATCAATATGGTGCGGGTTACGGATTACAAGCGCTTAACGCCGGCATGCAGGGCATGCAGAACTATGGCAATTTGAGCGGCCTGTACAACCAGCAAGCTATGAACATTGCCAACGCCCAGAACCAGATGGGCGTGCAGGCGCAGAATTACCAACAACAGCAGCTTACGCAGAACTATAACGACTTCCTTAATCAGCAGAACTTCCCATTCCAACAGATTGGGCAGATGTCGAACGTATTGCGTGGAGTGCCGTTGACCCAGCAAACTCAGGCGGTATATCAGCAAGCGCCAAGTCTGGCTTCGCAAGCGGCTGGTTTTGGTACGGCAGCAATTGGTGCGGCTAATCTGTTTAAGAGTGCTAAAAAAGGCGGTATGATTCGTCAGCCGCGTGGATTGTCTTCACTTATTCTTGCAAGAATGAACTAAGGTACTGTCATGCTGCATGAGAACATTGCCAGAGAAGAAGCTCAGCTTCAAAAACTAGCGCGTGTCGGTTCGCCACAAGCCTTACAAATGCTGCGCCAGTATGCGCAGATGCACCAAGACGATGCTATTCGGTTGAGCCTTGCCAACCAAGCGGTCAATGACGCCAAGGATATGCACTCCAAAGCGTTGGCAATGTTGAGTGGGCAGCAACCCCCGACCGTAGCGCAGCAAGTTATGCAGTCTATTGGTGGGCAAGGTGGGGCGCCCATGCCACCACCCGGAGGGCCACAAGGCCCGATGCCACCGCAGGGTATGCCACCGCAGGGTATGCCTCCGGCTCCGCCTCCGGGTATGCAGATGCCACCGCAGGCTCCGCCTCTGGGTATGCAGATGCCTCCGCCTATGCCACCTGCTCCGCAGATGCCTCCACCTTCCGGTCCCAGCGCGGCCCCGCAAGGCATAGCCGGTCTGCCTGCTAGGAATATTCAGAACATGGCTGACGGTGGGATCGCTGGGTATGCGGATGCGGACGAGGCTGTTGGCTATGCCGATGGTGGTGCGATTCGCATGGCTGTTGGGGGTTTGGACGAAGACGCACTCCGTGCGCAGGCTAGATCGCTTGGATATCCACCCGAACTGACTGAGTCACTGATTCAACAGCGGAGAGCGGCTGAAAATGCCCCACAGCAAAGACAGTTGCCATATACGTCTGCAATAACTAGCGGTATTGCCGTTCCGCAATTTACAGCGCAGAATTTTGGCGAGGCAATGCCGATGCCCACGCCGATCCCAAACCCTCGGATGACTGGTGAAACACCAGCAATTGGACCGAACGACCGCAATCCGTTAATAACCCGAGAGCAATCGCCAAGCAGTGGCGTTGCACCGACAAGAACAAACCTTGGAAACGCAACGGACCGTTTGCCAGATCTTAGACAGCTTGCTACCGATCTTGAGGCTGGGCGGATTCGTGCGGTGCCGGGTGGCGGTGTGGTGCCTATGATGCCCGGACAAGGGGCATTTAAAGATAGGGCTTTAGGAAATCGGGAACCCGCAGAAACAACTGCCCCTGCGGTCCCAGCACCGCCGGCACAAACATACGCGGATCTTCAAAGATTGCTTAGTGCGGGGAACGCTCCGGCAGCAAGTAGGGGTGCCGGCGCTGGAGTAGGTGCAGGCAGACCGCCTACTTTGGAAATACCTAAGCCACTTACGGTTGAAGAAGCACAAACGCGAGCCAGACAGTTTTTTGACACTAAAGAACTTAATGCGCAGCAGGATAGAATTGCTGAGGCTGCGCGTGAACGCCAAGCCGACACGTTAAGTTTTGCAAGAACTAATAGACCTGCTGCCCCATTCCAAGAATTGAGTAAGCGACTTGATACTGAAGAGTTCAATGAAGTAGGTGAAAAAGAAAAAGCCAAAGGCATGGCGCTTATGATGGCGGGATTCAAGATGATGGAGTCGCCATACGGCGGCAAAGGACTGGGATCTTTCCTTCGTAATGTGGGGGCAGGCGCAACTGTCGGTGCCAAAGAACTTCAGCAGTCCAACAAAGAGTTCAAAGAACTTGCACAGAAACGGCTACAGTTGCGCACCACCATTGAAGCTGCACAAAATGCGGCTGAGCGTGGGGATTTTGATCGCGAGCTTGTTTTGCGTCAGCGTGGGGATGATCTTAATACCAGCATGGACCAAAACAAAGCACTTCTCGCTAAGTACGCATTTGGTCTAGAAGGTCAAGCTGCAATAGGGGCTTTTGACCAAGCTGCGCAAAGCATAGAAGCCGCCAAGAGAACGCAGTTTAGTGCGGATGTACAGAGGGATATTGCTGCCACAAATGAGCGTGGGGCAAACGCACGGGCTAATGCGCAGATCCAAGCAACGAAAGAAGCGGCGCTGTTTGCGGCGAATCTACCATCAGCACAAGCTAAGTTTTATGCAGAGCTTGGCGGTGCCTTACCCGGCACAGTCCCGAATTCAACGCAAATTCGTAGAGGTGTCGAGTATATGAGCAGTGTCAATGATATTGATACTGCGCTGGCGGCATACGAAAAGCAAGCACTCGATCACTTGAAAGCGAGCGCAACAACGGGGGCAGTACTTCCGCCTATGAAAGATAAGCAAGCTTGGATAAAAGAATTCATAGAAAATAAACGTGCCTACAGTCTTTTTAATCAAGGAATTGCTGGCGGTATCCCCACTACCAGTACCCCCGGTAAAGCGCCGCTTTACGGTCGTTAAGCATGCCGCAATATATTCAGCTTCCTGATGGTGGGTACTTCCCTTTAAAAGCAGGGGAGAAACCAGAAGACGCTTGGGCCGTGGCGTTTGAAAAGTATCCCAAAGCGTTTGGGCTTAGTCCTGTAGAGTCACTAGCGCCGAAGCTTCCTGAAGTTGCACCAAAGACTGGCCTTGGGTCTGCGCTTATCGGTGGGGCGCAGAGATACGGTTCGCAATTCCGTACAGGTCTAGGCGGCGGTGACGAAGCAGCCAAGGCGGGCATTGCCCGCATGGAAGAGATTGAGAAAGCTCGTCCTAGCCAAGTATCGCTAGAAAAAGTAAAGCAGGCATATCAGAAAGACGGCGTGTTGTCTGCCGCTGGAGAAGCGCTAGGTCAAGTTCCGTATGCGATTGCTGAGCAGGTTCCGCAGCTAGCCTCGATGGGGGCAGGTGCTCGCGCAGGGGCTATGGCGGGTAGATTCCTTGGGCCTGTTGGTGCGGGGGTTGGTGCTGGGATTGGCGCTGGGGTTGGGCAGTTTTTATCTTCGTATGTCCCAACAGCCGGGGCAAACTTGGAAGCGCAAGCTCGCGCTCAGATTGCCGAAGGTAAGCCTGTCGATGTAAACCCGCTAGCCGCATATGGCACGGCTGTTCCGATTGCCGCGCTCGATGTTTTTACTGATCGGCTGTTGCTGGGCAAGGGGTTGGTTGGGCGCTTGATGGGCTTTACCGATGAGCAGGTAGCTAAGAAGTCTGCGCAAGAATTAGAGAAGCTAGCATCAGAAAGGCTGTTGCCAAAGCTAAGCAGGGGCGAAGTAAGCGCCGGCACACTGCTCAAGGGCACGGCCAAGGGTACGGTTGAGATACCGACAGAGATTACACAGCAGATACTTGAGCGCGCGCAGGCTGGCCTGCCGCTAATGAACGACGAAGCATTGGCTGAGTACGGGAGCGCTGCTTATCAGGCCGGGTTGCTGTCCCCATTGGGCGGCGTAGGTCGGATTAGTGAGCGCAGTGGCGCACGCGGCGAGATTGCTGAACGTAAGAAACAAGCAGCAGACGCTGCGTTTGCTGCGGAAGAAGCGGAAAAGAACAAGCCAGAAAACTTACTCAAACTGCACGACGAGTACATCGCAGCTAAAGAAGAAGGCGCTAAGTTAACGCAGGCCATAAAGCAAAGCGAACCAAACAAAAAGAAAAACCCACAAGCGTACGCTGAATGGGAAGAAACTTCGGCAGGTTTGCGGGAGCAATCAGCAGACCTAACGGCAAGAATTAAAGAGCTACATGATGCGTACAAGCCCCGCGAAGACCTAATCAAACCGCTGGTTGCCCAGCGTCAGGCAACGCAGCCTGCGGCTGTACCTGTTACGCCTGCGGCACCGCCCGCACCTCCAACAGCCTTGGAGTTGATGGATCAGTATGACGCGCTGTTCCAGCAGCGTGATCAACTAGATGCGGCAGCAAAAACGGCAACGCCTGAAGAAGCTACTGCCCTGCACGATCAGTGGGAAGCGCTATCTAAAAATCTGAACGAACTTGGTAAGACTGTCGAGGCTGCTGGCGGCACAACAGAAACCGCTGCTACCCTAGATAAAAAAATTGCCACTGCACAAGCGGAATACGATAAAGCTAAGGGCGATTTGCCCGCTATGCGTAAGCCAGCAGAAAAACTGCTCAAGCTTCAACAGTTGCGTGCACTTGTCGAGGGCCGGCCTTCCCGCACTCCGGTTGCTGAACAGCCTGAAGTAGCTCCGTTCACAATGCCGCCCGTAACAGAAATGCCTGCGGCTGAAGAGCTTGCGCCTAAAGAAGCGCCGCCTCCATCAATCACGCCGTACAACTTCCCTACGCCCTATGAGATGTTTGGGGCTAGGTCTGTGGCCGATCTGAATGCGCCATTTGATCTACCCACACCGATGGAAATGTTTGGGGATGTGGATCTGGACCGCGCCACGAAGTTTGTGCGCGACACCGGCAAAGCCAACATCACGCATCTTGAACAGGGCCTTAACGTCAAACGCCAAGTCGCAGCGCAACTGCTGATGGACTTGGAAAAAGCCAATGTAGTCACGCCACTAAAAGGCAACAAACGCGAAGTTATAAAAGAAGCACCGGCTGCGCCTGAAGTAGCGGCTGCGCCTGAAGTACCGAAGGTGGAAACGCCAAAGGCAGAAGTTCCGCCTGCCGGCCCAGTCCAGCACGCAATTGAAGGTGTTCCGGTAGTCAAGGTTCCGGTCAATGAACTTAAGCTATCTCAAGATGTGCCGCAGTTCAAAGCGGAAGCGAATGCTGAAGGTGTCGTTAAACCACTCAAAGGCAAATTTGCCGACTACGGCGTAGCGCCCATTCAGTTATGGCGTCGCCTCGATGGCAACATGGAGATTATTTCTGGACGCCACCGTTGGGATCTGGCCAAGCGCTCGGGTCGGCAAACAATTGACGCGCAGATCTTTGATGAAGCCGCCGGGTTTGATCAAAAGAAAGCAGCAACAATGGATGCGGAAATCAATATCCGAGACGGTCAAGGCACTGTAGCCGACTACGTCAACTACTTCCAAGGCGCACAGCTTTCAAAAGAAGACGCCGATGCTCGCGGGTTGACGCGCGGTAAAGGCGAAGAGGCTATCGAGATCGCTACGAACGGTAGCCCAGAACTGATCGCTGCCCACCGCGCTAAACAAGTTAGTGATGATCTGGCTGCAACCGTGGCCGTTGAGGCGCCAAATGATGCGCGAATCCAAGCGGTTGCAATCAAAGCCGCGCAGAACAAGTCTGCTGCCGAAGCGCTCAACCTAATGCGCGCGGTCCAAGTGATTGCGCCCAAACCCGCCGAAGGCGGCATGGCTGATATGTTTGGGTTTGATGAGAGCGCCATGCTCGAGGCCCAAGAGATGGCTAAGATCGCTACGCAAAAGCAGCGTGAGGTTGGTCAACGGCTAAGTGCTATCACGGGTGCTAGCAAAAACCCCAAGCTCGCCGCCGCCGAAGGGATCGACATCAAAGACCCCGAAGCAGTTAAGCGCCGTATTGCCGAATTGCAACAGCTCAAGGCATCGTGGAATAACTGGACAACCAGCCCGGATCTAGTAGGCGAAATCCGCACAACAATTAAGCCTGCCGAGGCTGTTGAACAACCGCAAGTTAAGCCGGAAGCCGCGCCTGCTCAAGGCAGTTTGGCGCAAGATGCACAGAACGCAATGTTCCGTGAGAAGGGCGAGAAGCCTACGGTTGGGATGCGCGTTGCCGATGTTGATGCCCAGATTGCACCGTTTCGCGAGTTGCCAGTAGCTCCGGGGATTAAGACTGTGCAGTCGGTTAGTGAACTGCCGCCCGAGATCCAAGCGCAGATGGAACGTGATGGTACGCAGAGCGCGCCGGGTATGTATCACCCGCCAACGAAAACCATCTACATGGTTGGCGACAATCTGATTGATAGCGCAGATGCTGGCAAGACGATCGCGCACGAACTAGTTGGTCACTTTGGTCTGCGTGGGGTGCTGGACAAGCAATACCCGGCAGTGATGCGCGCGATTTATCAGAACAGCAAACAGATCCGTGCCGAGGCTGACGCTCGGATGCAGCGTAATCCAAACTTGTCGCAGGACGTAGCGACCGAGGAGAGCATCGCCGAGCGTGCCGAGAAGGATGTGTCCCTGACTTGGATGAACCGCTTGGTAAACCTGATCCGCACCAAGCTGCGGCAGTGGGGCATCTGGAAGGGCGCTCCTATCGGTGACTCCGAGATCATTCGCCTGATCCGCGACTCGCACAAGTACGTACACGGCGTAACCACCAAGCCAAGCGAGACTGTGCAGGCGCTGGCAAAGATTGCACCAACAGGTAAGCCAACAGCCAAGGCAGGCGATGTCCTCTACCGCTCACGCAAACCCACCAAGTCTGTCGTTGCTCAGCGCACAAGTGCTGCCGATGATCTGATGTCGCTTTACACCGGAATGACGGGTGCAAGTAGCCGGGATGCTACGATGGCTGGGATCAAAGACAAGACTAGTACCCGAGCATTGAAGCTTCGTCAGCGCATATTTGATCAGTATGCTGCGTTGGAAGAGGTGGTCAAAAAGGGTCTAGACGATAAAAAGATTGATGCCTTGCGCGCACAGAACCTGATGTATGCACTGCGCTTTGGTCAGCAGCGCAGCGATATTGTTGGGCAGACCGTTACCAGTGGGCCACCGCGTCTTCGCAGCGAAAAGACCAAGGCCGGCACGGAATACTTCTACGAGAATGATGCGAACGGCCCAACATTAATTGGTATGGCGCAGGCGCTGGAGAAAGCCAAGGGTTACAAAGAAGAAGACCGCGAGAACGCATTCACTGTGTACTTGGCAGGCAAGCGTGCTGAACAAGTTGGCTGGAACAAACTGCGCTTTGATAACCCGGTCGAGGCTGAGAACGAATACAAAGAAGTTCTCGCGCACCTGAAGCAGAACAAAACCGATGAGGCTGCGTTCAAAGAAGCCGAGAAAATCTATCAGGCGTACAACGCTGGGCTGCTGGACTTCCTTGTTCAGACCGGCACTATGTCCAAGCAGAAGGCTGCGGAACTCAAGAGTATTACCTACGTGCCTTTCTATCGCGTGGATAAGGATGGCAACATCCGCATGGAGACGGGTGACGAGCGCCGCTCGATCCGTATCGGCAACATCAAGAGCGAACCCCGCCTGAAAGAACTGCTTGGCGACAGCGAACAAATCCTGCCGGTGTTTACGAGTGCTGTACAAAACACCAGTATGCTGATCAACATGGCGATGCGCAATCAGACCGTTAAAGACACGGCGTTTGTGCTCAAAGATCTAGGGATTGCCAGTCGGATCGTAGCGTCCAAGGGTCCGTATACGGACAACGTAGTTCACTTCCGGGTCCATGGTGTGGAGCACCACGCCATCATTGATACAGACATGTATGGTATCCCGGCGCAGATGATTGTTGAAGGGCTTGAAGGTATTAAGCTTGCAATGCCTGCGATTGTGCGCATGCTCGGTGTGCCGGGAGATATCTTCCGCAAATTTACGGTTCGCAATCCGCTCTACATGTTCCGCCAGCTTGTGCGCGATCCTGTCTCGGCGTGGGTGCAGAATGGTACGGACACGATCCCGATCCTTGATTCATTTTCTACGCTGGCTAAAATGGCCACCGGCAAAGACACCACCGCGCAGCGGCTTCAGCGTGCAGGTGCAACCAGCAGCAACATCTTGGTGGGCGACTCCCGCGACATGACCAAGTTCTTAGAAGACCTCACCGCCGGCAAGTGGAGCCTGCAACGCGCGTTCTCTAAGCTCGACACAGTTGCCCAGCAGTCCGATGCTGCTACCCGGCAGGTGATCTACGAAGACTCGATCAAGAAGGGAATGTCCCACCAGCAGGCGCTGATGCGTACGCTTGAGTCGATGAACTTTAGCCGCCGGGGTACGTCACCCAGTATGTATTTGCTGGCAAGTCTGACGCCGTTTATGCACTCGCAGGTTCAAGGTCTGGACGTTCTGTATCGCGCTATGCGGGGGCAGTTGCCGGGTGCCGACAAACTTCAGGTTGCTCAACGGTTCGCAGCACGGGCAACGATGCTGGCTATGTCGTCTGTGGCATATGCCGCGATCATGCAAGATGATGAGGACTACAAACGCGCTAAACCTGAGGAGCGCTACGGCAACTGGTGGGTGCCAACGCTGGGCCTGACCAAAGAAAACTGGATAAAAATTCCGATCCCTTACGAGGTTGGCTTCCTGCTCAAAGCGCTACCGGAAGCTATGATCAATACGGCGTTTGGTGATGAGAAAGCTAAGCCTGCGCTGAGCGCGCTTTGGAAAACCTTAGGGCAATCGGTGCCGCTTGATATTCCTCAAGCTCTTAAACCTGCGCTTGAAGTGCGCCTCGGCTCTTCGCTTTTTTCTGGAGACATCGAGTCACCGCACGAAAAAGAAATC